GGTCAAGGCCATAGGCGGCGTCTGCCTCAAATACTCAAACGCCAACATGGCCGGCTACCCCGACAGGCTGGTCTGCCTCCCGGGCGGCAGGGTGGCGTGGGTGGAGCTGAAGAGCAAGGGCAGGAAGCCCACCAAGATACAGGCCGCAAGGATGGCAGAGCTGGAGGGGATGGGCCACGAGGTACACACCGTGGACACCCGGCAGGGAGTTGACGGGCTGGTTAGCGCATGGAGGGAGGAGAGATGAAATACCGGCCATACGAATATCAGAAAGCGGCAATACAATGGGTGCTTGACAAGCCTTGCTGCACCCTCTTCATGGACATGGGACTCGGCAAGAGCTCCATTACCCTGACAGCCATACGCCGGCTCATTGACGACTGCGAGATTGGCAGCGCGCTGGTGGTGGCGCCGAAGAAGGTGGCGGAGACCACGTGGACGGAGGAGGCGGGGAAGTGGGACCACCTGCGCGGCCTAAGGGTGGCAAAGGTGACGGGCACCGAGAAACAGCGCAACATGGCGCTGGCCGAAAAGGCCGACGTCTATGTCATCGGCAGGGGCAGCTTCGTCTGGCTGGTCGGCAAGTACGGCGGGCGGCTGCCGTTCGACATGCTGGTGATTGACGAGCTGACGAGCTTCAAGAGCCCCAAGAGCAACCGCTTCAAGGCCATGCGCGCGGCCAGGCCGACAGTGGGCCGCGTCGTGGGGCTCACAGGGACGCCGGCGCCGAACGGCCTGATGGACCTCTGGGCGCAGATGTACTGCATCGACATGGGCGAGAGGCTCGGCAGGAGCGTCACCAAGTACCGCGAGACCTACTTCAGCACCCACAAGTGGAACAACGTGATAGTGCGCTGCGACATCAAGAAAGGGTGCGAGGACATCATCAGGGGCAAGATTTCGGACATCTGCCTGTCCATGCGGGCAAAGGACTACCTGCAGCTGCCCGCCATGATTGTCCACGAGGCCAAAGTCACGCTGCCACCAAGGGTGATGGAGGCGTACAACAGGTTCGAGAGGGAGAAGGTGCTGGAGTTCGAGGAGCGGCACACGGGCGAGAGCGCAAGCATACTGGCCAACAGCGCGGCGGGGCTGATGAACAAGCTGAGCCAGTTCGCCAACGGCGCGGTGTACGACGAGGCCGGGGACGCGCACGAGATACACGGCGAGAAGCTGGACAGGCTGGCCGAGATAGTGGAGGCCGCCAACGGCAATCATGTGCTGGTGTTCTACCAGTTCAGGCACGACGCAGCGCGCATACTGAGGAGACTGAAAGGCCACACCGTCAAGCCCTACGAGGGCGAGAGGGAGCTGCGGGAGTGGAACGGTGGCAAGATAGACGTGCTGCTGGCCCACCCCATGAGCACGGCCTTCGGCCTGAACATGCAGAGGGGAGGCCACTACATCGTGTGGTTCGGCACCGGCTGGAACCTGGAGCTGTACCAGCAGGCCAACGCGCGGCTGCACAGGCAGGGCCAACAATACCCGGTGCAGGTGTACAAGCTGGTTTGCGCGGGCACCGTGGACGAGCGGGCCGACGCGGCCCTGTCGGGGAAGATGGGCGTGCAGCAGGGGCTGCTGGACAGCCTCAGCTACCTGGTGCGGAAGCACCGCGCGGCCACAGCGGACAAGGACAAGCACTGAGGCCATGGCAAAGGACAGGGACTATGTGAGACTGATACACACAGCAAGGTGGCAGAGGCTGCGGCGCGACAAGCTCAGCCGCAATCCCCTGTGCGAGCGGTGCGCGGAGCGGGGCCTTGTGGCCGCGGCCACCGAGGTGCACCATATCATCCCGGTTGAGAACGGCCTGACACGGCAGGAGAAAGAGCGCCTGATGTTCGACGGCTCCAACCTCACGGCCCTGTGCCACAGATGCCACGTCAAGGTGCATACGGACATGGGCAGGTGCGGCAGGGCACAGGCGAGGAGCAGGGCCGGAGAGCGCCTGAAAAGGTTTGCGGACAAATTCTTGAAATGACCAAGGAAAATGGAAAGCCAATGGAAAAGAACGGAAAAGAATGGAAGGCCAATGGCGAAGCAACCCCCGGGGGCTGTTTTTCCAGAGGGGGCGGGCACCTGCTAAACCTCGCCCGGCCCTTTTTCCACACGCGGGGATTTTTTTTTGGGCCGTGGGGGGAAACAGCGGAACAGCGCCCGATGGCGTGTGAGGCAGGAAACATGAAGACAAGCATAAAAAAGCAAGACAGAATGGAAGAGAAGAAAGAGAAGTTTTTGGACGCCCTCGCGCAGGGCCGCGGAATCATATCCACGGCGTGCGACGCGACAGGCATAGGGCGCAGCACCTACTACCGCTGGTACAATGCCGACCCGGCATTCCGCGAGCGCGTGGACGAGGTGACAGAGACCCAGGTTGACTTTGTGGAGAGCAAGCTGATACAGGCCATTGACAGGGGCGACATCACGGCGACAATCTTCTACCTGAAGACCAAGGGCAAGAAGCGGGGGTACAGCGAAAAGGCGCAGCCAAAGGCACCCGACCCGTTGCCAGTTGCCACCACCCTGCCACCGCCCGCGCCCTCCGAGGAGGACGGCAGGAAGATAGCCTCCCGGGTGAAGAGCAAGAAAGCGTATATCGTGAAGCTGCTGAAGGAGCAGGGCAAGTACACCGCCGAATTAACCTACCAAGTGGACATTACCGCTAAGTTGTTGGTACGTGCCGATATATTGGGCGATGAGATAATGGCGGGCGGGCACAGAGCCGTGAACGTGGAGTACAGCCGTGAGGGCAACGAGCGTAAGACGATTGACCCAAAGGAAAAGCTATATATCGAATTGCTGGAGAAAGGACAGAAAGCGTTAAGGGCCTTGGGCATGAACACCGAGAGCAAGGAGCGGAAGGCGGACAGCGACGAGTTTAACGACTTCCTGGCCGCGGTTAAGCCGGAGGATGACGAATGACGGGGGAGGAGAAAGACAGGCTCAGGCGGCTGAAGGCCGACACCGCGCGGCAGCTGCAAGAGTGGCGCGGCGCATACACTGACCGCCAACGCCTCGCGCTTGCCGGCACCGACAGGCGCATCGGCGACTATGTGCTCGGCGTGACCGACAAGCCCGAGGCGCACAACCTGTATGAGGTACTGGGGGTGGCGCGCTTCCTGCGGCTGCTTTGCAGGTACGAGTGGAAGAGGGGCAGGGTTAGGAGCTTTTTCCAGGCTCCGGGGTCGCACCCGGTACAAGCTGACCCCGGTGCAGGCGTTCCAGTTCGCCAGCATCTACGGCTTCGCCCTGCCCGACGGCCGGAGGCTGACACGCACGGCCTACCTGTTTGTGCCCCGGAAGTTCAGCAAGACAACCTCGTGCGCGGCCCTGGCGGTCTACGACATGCTCTTCGGCGACAACAACGCCCAGGCCTACGTTGGGGCCAACAGCTACGACCAGGCCAAGATATGCTTTGACGAGATACGCAAGATAATGTGCGACATAGACCCGAGGGGGCGGCATTTCAGGGTGAACCGCGAGAAGATTACCTTCAAGGGCCGCGGGCGCGACAGTCTGATACAGTGCCTGACCGCCAACGCCAACACCAAGGACGGCCTGTCCGCGTCGCTGGTAATCATGGACGAGTACGCCCAGGCGAGGAACACGGCGGGGAAGAACGGCGCGGACCTGAAGAACGTGCTCACCACCTCGATGGGCCCGAGGCGCGAGCCGCTGACCATCGTCATCACCACGGCGAGCGACGTGGTGGACGGCCCTTTCGCCCACGAGCTGGACGGCGTGCTGAGGGTCTTGCGCGGCGAGGCGGAGAGCGACACCATGTTTGCGTCCGTCTTCATGCCCGACGTGGACGATGCGGAGGGCGACCCGAAGACGTGGGCAAAGGTGCAGCCACACCTCGGCATAACCGTGCAGCCCGACTACTACGCGAACGAGTGGCAGACGGCGCAGCTGTCGGCGGAGAACATGCTGGCGTTCCGCACGAAGCTGCTCAACGTGTTCGCGGTCAATGACGAGAAAACGTGGTTCACCCACGAGAAGGCAAAAGAATTGGCGGGCAGTTTCGACATAGACAGCGTGCAGGGCCGCCCGGACTGCGCCGTGGCGTTCGACCTGTCAGTGCATGACGACTTCAGCGCGGTGTCCTACACCGTGTACTCGTCCGCGGCCAAGAAGTTCTACACGCACACGGACTACTACTTCCCCGAGGGCGCGCTGGGCGGCCACCCGAACGAGCAGCTTTACAGGCTGTGGCACGGGAAAGGGTATCTGAAGTTCTGCAAGGGGCAGAGGATAGACACGGCGATGATAACCGAGGACATACTGAGGCGCAGCAAGGTGGTGAACATCGTGCGCATAGGCTACGACGCCTACAAGGCGCAGGAGCTGACAAGCATCCTGAAGTCCGTCGGCGCGCGGAATGTGCTGACACCGTTCAGTCAGACCTACGGCAGCTTCAACCTCCCGGTGGAGAGCTTCGAGATGCTGGCATGGAGTGACCCGGCAAAGATTGAGTTCAACGACAACCCCATCAACGTGTTCTGTCTGGAGAACTGCGTGATAGACACCGACAACCTGGAGAACAAGAAGCCGCTCAAGGCGTCGCAGTACCGCAAGATAGACGGTGCGATAACGCTTTTAATGACCTTGGGGCTGCTTTATACCTACGAGAGGTAAAACTGTACGGCTGTGAGGAGAAAGGCCGTCAGGGCGTTGCCCTTTAAGCCGCGCCGGGCATTGACCCAGCGCGGCTTTTTCCTTTTTATTTTTTTTTGCATGAAAGTTTTGTAATTCATAGTAGAATTACTATCTTTGCAGCGTTGAATTTTAAAAATAGTGTTCTGTGAAAAATGTAAAGGTTTCCAAAATTCTGAGGGATTTGGACAAAGACGGCTGGAAGCTCGACCGCTACAGGGGAAGCCACCGAGAGTTTAAGCATCCCACAAAAAAAGGGGTTGTTACGGTGAACGGTGGAAAAGACGACGTTATTTGGGGCTTTTTACTGAAAAGCATCCAAAGACAGTCGGGGCTGGAGTTTTAAACTCCGCCCCATTTCCCCTACAGATTTCACAGGCGCGAAACATTCAACAAGGGCAGCGGCGTCACGCCTGCTGCCCCCTTACAGGGAAAGCGTAATAATAACAAATACTGGAACATGGAAAAGGTTGTGATGAAAGCATCACGCACGGAAAACGGCTACTGCTGTGTGTGTGACTTGCTGCCGGGGTGGATGGTAGCCTATTCGGGCGACATGGACGGCTTCAAGGACTATGTGCGGGAGAGTATAGACTTTTATATTGAGGGGCGCAGGGAGGACGGAGACAAATACCCCCCTGTGTTCGACGGTGAGTATGAAGTTTATTACGACTTCGATGTGGCCACGCTTCTGGACTACTACCGCGGGATATTCTCATTTGCAGCTTTGCAGGTGGTTACAGGCATCAACCAAAAGCAGCTCGCCCACTATGCAAGCGGGGTGTCGGTTCCCCGCCAGAAGCAGGTTGAAAAGATTAAGTCCGGGCTTCGCCGCCTGGCAAAAGATATACAGACGGTCACTATTTAGAAAATTCAACACCGCCGTAAGTGACGCGGCAAAATTCAGATTAACGCCCGGGCAAACGTGGCGTTTGTGTTTCATCGGTACGATGGAACTAAATATATAGAGCACTTTGGGCCGCTTTGCCGTGAGGCTGAGCGGCCTTTTTTTTGGCACCTGAAAAGCCCTGATAAACCCTGATTCACAAGACTTTCGCTTGCGCGCCAAAAAATTTTTTGTTAAAAAACTAATAATTTTACCACAATGCGCCCAAATGCGCCCAAATGTACCAATTAACATTTGCACTTTGTATAACATTGTTGTAATTTTGTGAGAGGGATATGGTAAATATTTGGGATAGCATAAAACGGTTATTTGCCCGCGAGATGACCGCCGCGGCCGGTGACGTTGGCACGCCGCGCGCCTCCACTCCGAGAAGTGGGGGCGGCGTGGCTGTGTTTTCGCCGTATGCTGGCGGCGACCCGATGGCGGTGGCGGCGGTCTACCGCTGCGTGACGCTCCTGAGCGAGAGTGTCGCCGGCCTGCGGATGCAATATATGCGGCGCAAGGACGGACGCTACCAGGAGGACACTGCGAGCGTCTTCCACTACCTGCTGACCGTACAGCCGCAGCCCGAGATGTCGGCGTCTGACTTCTGGACGATGGCTGTGCGCCTGATGCTCCTTGACGGCAACGCCTACATCTACCCGCGCCACGTTATGGGCGAGCTGACAGACCTCGTGCTCTGCCATCCCAAGACCGTGGCACACGACCCGCTGAACAGCCGCTACTACATATCCGACGCCTACAACGGCGTGTTTGGCACTTTCGAGGAAAAGGACATCATACACCTGTACCTGCACTCGTCTGACGGCCGCAGGGGCGACAGCATACTGACCCACGCGAGGCGGACGATGGACATCGCCGGCGCCGGCGACGTGGAGACCGAGAACAGGTTTACCAACGGCGGCAGCGTCCGCGGCATCATCAGCAACGACAAGACCACGACAGGCTTCGGCGAGTACCAGGACAAGGAGCTGGAGAAGACGGCCGAGAGCGTGGACAGCCGGTTCAGCCGCGGCGAGCGCATTGTGAGCCTTCCGGGGCAGGTGGACTTCAAGCAGATATCGCTCTCGTCCACCGACATGCAGTTTCTGGAGAGCCGGAAGTTCACCGTGCGCGAGGTGTGCCGTTTCTTCGGCGTGCACCCGTCGTTTGTGTTTGACGACACGAGCAGCAACTACAAGAGCGCGGAAATGGCAAACGTGGCGTTCCTCTCAAACACGCTTGACCCGATACTGAAGCGTATCGAGTGCGAGCTGACAAGGAAGCTGATACCGCGCGCCTTGTGCTGCGAGAGAAAGTTCATGTTTGACCGCCGCGGCATCTACTCCATGGACCTGCAGTCGCTCGCCGACTATCAGAAGAAGACGATAGAGAGCGGCATCTACACCGTGAACGACTGGCGCAGGATGGAGAACCAGCCCGCCATAGAGGGGGGCGACACGGTTTACCTGTCCACCAACCTCGCGCCGCTGGGCAGCGAGAAACTGTCGGGCGCGGCCGTGGCCGCTGCCGGGGAAAATGAAGACAACAACAAAACTGAGGAAGAATGAAAGCGAGAAAGAAAAGAACAGTCGCCATCGTGTCGGGGCTTCGCATCCGCGAGGCCGCGGAGGGGGCGGAAAGCCGCACGATAGAGGGCTACGCCCTGAAGTTCGGTGTGCGCAGCCGCCTGCTCTGCGACTGGTGGAACGACTACTACGAGGTGCTGGAGCCGGGGTGTGTGACGCGCGAGACGCTTGACGCGCAGGACATCAAGCTCACGATGTTCCATGACCGCCAGCTGGTCTTGGCGCGCAGCAACAAGGGCGTGGGCACCCTGTCCTACGATGTTGACGAGATAGGTGTGAAGTTCTGGGCGGAGATGCCCCGCACCGCCGACGGCGACAAGGCGCTGGAGCTGGTAAGCCGCGGCGACATTTCCGGCTGCTCGTTCATCTACTCCACCGACGAGGAGGACAGCGAGAAGGCCGTGAGCTACGAGCGTCTGGACGAGAGGGGCGAGGACGGCGAGAGCGTCCTTTTGCGCCATGTGAAGCGCATAGACAGCGTTTACGACTTCACCATCACCACCGACCCCGCGTACGAGCAGACCGACGTGACCCGGCGCGAGGTGGAGGCTGCGGGCGTCAAGTTTGAACAGCCGCAGAAGCCGAAGCCCGTGGACGAGGCCAAGAAGCGCGAGCGCGTCAAGGAGGTGCGCGAGCGCATAGCAAGCGTGAGCCGCAACGTGTAGGGCTTGCGATAAAATACATGCAATTAACAACAACCATTAAACCATTTTAGAAGATGAAAACCTTAAATTAGCAGACTTTTAATTTTGTATAAAAGCAAGTCGTTGGA